ACCAGAAGGAGTTTCCCTTGCAGCAGCTAAAGATGCAGACAAGACATTTAAAGAACAGGTTGCAAGACCAGCACAAAGAAATCTAGAAAAGAAATTAAATAGATTAATTGCAGAGTTCACAGATGCATTTGTTTTGAAGTTTAATGAACTTACTCTTACAGATGAAGATACTCAGTCTAAGATTGATGAGCGTTACTTAAGAATGAAGACTATTGTTCCTAACGAAGTTCGTTCTAGACTAGGTATGCCAGGTCTTCCAGGAGGAGATGAGCCAGTTCAATTAACTGGACAACAGGCTGCTGATCAAACAGCGAGGGGAACTGGAAACAGAAGAAGAGATCAAGAAAGATCTGCAAATGCTACTGATAGCAATGATGCGGCAAGAAATCCTCAAGGAGAAGGGCGAGTTACGCCCTGATTTTTGTATTTTCATTAAATAGAGTGTAAAATTAGTATTGCTATGAAAATAACAAAGGCAAACTGGCATTCCGACGGAGATAACCTCCGTTTATCAATGCCCATCGCAAAGGTGGACAAAGAGCGCAGAATTGTATCTGGTTTCGCCACACTCGATAATATTGATCAACACGGAGATATCGTTTCATCAGAAGCTTCACAAAAAGCATTTGAAAGATTCCGTGGAAATATACGTGAGATGCACCAGCCACTTGCAGTAGGCAAGATGGTGTCATTCCGTAAAGAAAAACTATTTGATAAAGACTCAGGAAAAGAATACAGTGGAGTTTTTGTTAACGCATATGTTTCTAAAGGTGCACAAGACACTTGGGAAAAAGTTCTTGATGGCACACTATCAGGCTTCTCAATCGGCGGGAATATTACAAAGGCCGTTGATGAATATAATGCAACACTAGAAAAATCAATTCGTGTTATTAAAGAATATGATCTTACAGAACTTTCACTAGTAGATAATCCAGCAAATCAACTTTCTAATATAGTCTCAATTCAAAAAACAGCAGACGGAACAGTTATGAAAGGTATTGCAACAGAAGTACAAGTAGAAAATGTTTTTTATGATAAAGAAACAGATGAAGTATTTCTTTCATCAGAATCAGAATTTACATCACCAACTACAAATAAAAATTTAGAAATGATTGGTTGGGTAGAAACCGCAGATACAAATAAATCTGCAGAAATCAACAGGATCCTTGATGCTTACAAGCAATCAAAGGTAATGCCTGAAATTGCAAAGCAGGCAGAAACACAAAACACAGAAGGAGGTGTTACTGTGGCAGAAAACACAAATAACACAGAAACTCAGGTTGAGCAAGTTGCTCAAGTTGAAGAAGTCACAGAAACGGACCTCGCTAAGTCAACTGATGCTCCTGAAGCACCAGTAACTGAAGAGGCCGCAGAGCCAGCACCCGCAGAGGAAGCTGCTCCTGTTGAGGAAGCCGCTACAGACATTTCCGAAGTTGAAGTCGAAGAGACTGACTTTGCAAAAATGTTTGCAGACATGAAGGCATTCATTTCAACAGAAATTAGCAAGACCGCAACAGCAGAAGCTGTTACAAGCCTTGCAACTCAAGTTGATCAAAAGATCGCTGAAGTAACAAACAAATATAATGAGCTCGCAGAGGTTGTTGAGAATATCAAGTCAACCATTACTGGTGTCGAAAAGAGGGTCGACGGAGTAGAAAAAGATACTGCGATTCGTAAGTCTTCTGATCTGGACGGGTCAGATGTAAAAATAAACAAAACTAAATGGGGCGGGCATTTCCTCAGCGTCCGCAACCTATAATCTATAAAAACAACGGAGGTGAAAAATAAAAAATGAGCGATATTCTACAAAAAGTAGTTGATACTTCAGACATCGGTGCAGCAAATGGTGGTCTTCTCAATGCAGAGCAGGCAAACCGCTTCATCGACTACATGTTTGATGCTACAATCCTTGCCCGTGCAGCCAGAACAGTTCGTATGCGTTCTAACACTGCCGATATTGATAAGGTAGGTGTTGGTACAAGATTGATGACAGTTGCTACAGAAGCCACACAAACTGGCGCTAATGCAGCAGTTACATTCTCCAAGATTTCTCTTACCACAAAGAAGCTACGTCTTGACTGGGAACTATCAAGCGAAGCACTCGAAGATAACATCGAGGGTGCAGATCTTGAAGACCACATTGCACGTCTTATGGCAACACAAGCTGGTAACGACATCGAAGATCTTTTGATCAACGGTCTCGGAACTGGTTCAGGCCTAATGTCAGCGTTTAAGGGATTCCGTGCACTTGCACTTGAATCTGCTAACGTTGTTAACGCAGGCGGTAACGCAATCAGCAAGGCTGTATTCAACAGCGCAATTAAGGCTATGCCACGTAAGTACAAGCAGCGCCGTAATGAGCTACGCTTCTTCACAGGTTCAAACCTAGTGCAGGATTATCTCTATAACTTGACAACCATTGGTAACGGTGGAACTCCAGAAGACATTGCATCGTCAATTCTTCGTGGAAATCCAAACGGACCAGCTGGTGCGCCAGGTGGAGTAATTCCATTCGCATTCGGTATTCCTGTAGTTGAAGTTCCTCTAATCGATGAGACACTCGATGGAGATTACTCAGGTGCTACAGGTGACCACGGAGATATCCACTTGACATTTGCTAACAACTTTGTTGTTGGTGTCAAGCGTGAAATCCAGGTTTACCGTGAATTCAAGCCTAAGAAGGATACAATTGAATACACCATGTTCGTAAGAACTGGATGTGCAATTGAAAATCCAGAGGCATTTGTTGTGGTCAAGAACGTAAAAGTTTCAGCCTAACAACCCTTAAAAACTAAATAGTCTATTGGGGAACCCTGAAAGGGGTTCCCCTTTAGTCATTTCGGTGCTATAATTATATGGAGAAAAGACTGAGAGGAGAATAAATGTCTTTCAATAATATGAAGCTTGAGGAGCTTCGTAAAGTAGCCGAAACATTTGCAGTTGACCATGAGTCAGCAAAAAATAAAGCAGACCTTGTTGCCCTATTGGCAGAAGAGGGAGTAAGCTACGATATGTACAGTAATTTTAATAATGCTGAAAAAGCAGATGCAGAGTTAGAGCCTAGAAAGGTTGCTTCATCTGGACGACCAGAAATCAACATACAAGGCGGTCAAGTTTTAGTAAAAATGGAAAGAATGAACCCAAGATACGATGTAAATAATTTTACATTTACACGGGAAAACCCATTTATCGTAATGTCAGAAAAAGACGCACAGGAGATATTTGATACACAAGAAGGGTTCAGACTTGCCACTCCCAAGGAGGTACAGGAGTTTTACTCCTAATAGTTTAAATGGAGTTATATACAGGTCTTAACCAAAAAATATATCTCGACGTGTTTAAAAACGAAGAGATAGATCCAGCAGATGCTAATCCTACTGTTTCCATATATGATGGCGAGACCGATGTTTTAATAGTTACTGGAACGTCTACCCCAGAGATAGATGATGAGGGTAGATATTCCTACACTGTATTAGATAACTATCTTTTAACTGATAAATTAATAAAAGCAGTCTGGACCTATTCGGTTAATTCAAACTCTATGAGTACCACTAACTTTTATGATGTAGTAACGCCATACGTGTCTATTTCAGATGCATACAGCAAGCTGCGTTTTGGTCGTGAAGAAGGAGATCAAAACTACATGCCATTTGTAGAAATGCAAAATGCAGAAAAGTTTGCTAGATTTATGGTAGAAAACTACACTGGTGTAAAGTTTGGAAAATACTCCAAAACTGTATCAGCCTATGGTCAGGATGCCGATGTTCTGTATTTGGGCGAAAGGGTTATTTCCTACACTCAGCTAAAAGAAAACGGTAAGCTTGTTATAGATGTACCAAACAATATTAATGTTTTTAATTTCCCAGTAGAAATTACGCCAACAAACCATTCGATTAGAATTGTTGCTGCCGATTATGATATAAACGAAGGTGGAAGGTTAGATATAGTATACCCACTTCGTGGCAACTTTTATAACGGATATAGGTATGATGTTGTAGGAGTTTTTGGATGGAAGTCAGTTCCAGAAAAAATTCAAACTGCAATGGTAATGCTTATGAAAGATTACTTTGGGAAGGACAATATTTGGAGAGCTAGATTTGTACAAAACGTATCTTTTGGCGACACAGATATGGAATTTTCAAAGTTAGCGTTCAGGGGGACGGGTAATTTTTATGTGGATAAACTCCTAGATGAGTTTAAGTCCACAAATATGGCGGTGATCTAGTGATTGGGTCATATTCAATAGAAGCTAAATATGCAATGGAGATGGACATTTATCG